GTTGGGTTCAATCGAACAGAGGTAGCGTGGCAGTGTCATCGTTGTGGTGCCAAGGGCGACGTGGTTGACTTCGTAGCGTTTCACTTCTTTCAGCAGAAGCTGGGTAATCTCGACCGGAACCAACAGTCTGTGGTTCGTGATTGGTTTGCTGAACAAGGATACTGCACTCCGTCTGGTGTGCCGTCACACATTCAGCCTGACCCTTCAAAGCGTCCAGTGGTGACACCCATGCCGACTAAAGGCTATGTTCGACCACCAGAAGAAGAACTTCAAAGTCTTTGGGCAGCAAGCACTACTGTTGAGACAGCACTTGAGCAACCTGCAAGCTTTGCAGAACAGTTGAGCAAGTGGATGATACAGCGACGGTTCTCACCAAAGTTGCTCGACACAACAGAGTGTATCCGTATTCTGCCACTGCCAAACGACTACAAGTATCCAGATTGGTTCACACATCAATGGGGCGGCATCTACCGTGTTGCAGCACCCTGCTTTGAGCCTGACGGCACTTTCGCAAGCATACACTGCCGCAGTGTAGCTTACGCTCGCGGACGGCAACCATCGTCCTCTAAGACCCGGTGGCCGATAGGATACGAGGCCGGTGGTCTGCTCATGGCGAACACACTTGCACAACGAATGATGCGAGGCGGGCTTTTGTCTTCGTTGGACGGAATGTTGATCTGTGAGGGCATCACTGATTTTATGAGAGCATGTGAGCAGGCACACCGTGAGTCGTTGCGACTTGCGATCGTCGCTGGCACGTCCGGCAGCTACAAGTCTCTTGCTAAGATCAACATCCCAACTGATCTCAAGATTTTTATTGCAACCGATTCAGATGCTTCCGGCGATGACTACGCAGCAATCATCTGCGACCAACTTCCCAAACACACCCTTTACCGCGTACCGCTGGAGTCAAACGATGGCTGATTTAGATGAAGTCCTCGCCGCTGGACAGAGAAGACTCGCTGACCTTTTGCATGCTGCCGAAAACGAACACTGCGTCAATCAGCCCAATCAACTACCCGAAGAAGTAACCCTCCCAGAAAATGAAACAGATGGTCGAATCACCGACCTCATGGATCAGTTTACAGATCGGAACGGACAACCCACCGGTAGGTTTCGTAAAAATAAAAACAACCTGTACATTATTCTTCGTCGAGACCGTCGATGGAGAGGTCGAGTATGGCTCAACAGCTTCACCAATACACTGAAGATCGATGACCGAGACTACCGGGATACGGATGATACGCGAATCGCATTGTGGGTATCGAGAGCATACGGTCTGGAATACTCAGAGGCAGCTATAAGCGCGACCACTCAACTCATTGGAGAAGAGAACAAACGCAACCCACTGATTGAATGGTTGGACTCGATTCACTGGGACGGCACTCCTCGTCTGGCCTCTTGGATCATTGAGGCCACTGATTGTCCAGACACGGAACTGAATCGGAAGATGGCCGAGAAGTGGCTGATTCAAGCGATAGCGAGGGCCTATCAACCGGGTTGCAAGGCAGACTGCGTGTTGATTCTGGCAGGAGATCAAGGCGCCGGAAAGAGCACCCTGTTTCGAACGCTTGCGACCGATGAGTACTTTGCAGACACACCGCTCGACATCGGCTCTGCAAACTCGTACAGTCAGATTGCTCGCGCTTGGATCTATGAGGTGGCAGAGTTAGACTCTGTGCGCCGGTCAGCCAACAGTGCAACGAAGGCGTTCCTCAGTGCTCAGGAAGACAATTTCCGACCAGCCTACGGGCGTCACGCCATCACCATCAAGCGACACGTAGTCTTCGCTGGTACAACCAACGAGGCTCAGTTCATAAACGACATGACCGGTTCACGACGGTATTGGCCAATCAAAGTTAATGAAGTCAACCTGCACTGGGTTCGTGAAAACAAAGATCAGTTGTGGGCTGAGGCGATCGTTGCATATCGAGCAGGAGAGACTTGGTACCTCGATAAAGACATGGACATCAAGAGACACGACTCCAGCAAGATTTATCGACAAGATGATCCTTGGGTTGAGCCAATCACTAACTTCCTAATGATTCATCGGGGCCACGTAACGATGACCATGGTGATGGAAGAGGGCCTCAAGATTGAAAGAGCAAGGATGAATCGACGGGATGAGATGAGAATCGCAGAAATACTCAGAGAGTTGAACTACGAAAAGAAACGATTGATGAGCGAAGGCAAACGAAAGTATGTCTGGACAAAAAGTGAAATACTAAAGATACAAAGTAAGGAAGCATGATGAACAAAGTAGCGTTGGGTGGAGGAGTTTTTCTCGCGCCCGGTAATGAAAATACAGAGCACGCATTGAGTCGATTCAAGATTCAAAACCCTGAATACAATTTGGCTATCGGAATGAGGAAGAGGGGTAAGTATGTTCCTATTCCAGACCCTCATATCAATGCATGTCACCCCATACCGTTCGATCACCCTTGGGGTGGAGGGTTAGCGGTACCAAGAAAGGCTGCCGCTCAGATGAATCTTGGTCACATCGTGGATGTGAGAACAGAGCCTGATGCGTCACCGTTGAGCCTTCAAAACGGATTCTCGCTTCGCGATTATCAACAGAACGCTCTCAATGAATGGAAGCGAAATCATGGAGAGGGAGTTGTGATTGCTCCTTGCGGTGCCGGTAAAACAGCCATCGGAGTCACTGCAATGACTTCGTTCGACACCAAAGCACTGGTTTTAGTACACACAAACGACCTTGCAGTTCAATGGATGAACCGCATCGAAACTATGCTCAATGTAAAGGCAACTCAATATGGCGCGGGTAAGAAAGACGACACGGGACGCATTGTCGTCGCGACTTTTCAAACACTTGAACGAATGTCCTTCACGGATCGATACCAGTTTGGGAGACAGTTTGGACTCTGCATTGTTGACGAAGCGCACCATGTCCCAGCCCATACCTTCTGTTCAGTCATGTTCTGTATGCCCGCCCGATACAGACTCGGACTGACTGCAACACCAGAACGAGAAGATGGACTTACTTCGATACTGTGGTGGCATTTTGGTCCTGCGGTATACGAGATTACAAACGCAGAGCTAACGAAGTCTGGACACGTCGTACCACCAAGTATCGAGTGGTTTTTCACCGACTACATTGGACCTAAAGACCGTTTGGATTGGCCTAAGTTGATCAACCACATTGTGAATGACACTCATCGCAACAACAAGATCATCGATAGAGTATTGAGCGCCTGTGACCAAGGTAGACAAATCTTGGTCTTATCGGATCGTGTAGACCACTGTATTTTCATCGCCGAATCGCTGAGGTCACATACGATTGTTGCAGAGCCGCTCGTTGGAAAGATGACTAAGAAACAAAGAGCAGAGGTGCTGGAACGTGCAAACAACAGAGAAATACAGGTCATTTGTGCAACTACGGTTGCGGATGAGGGACTCGATCTACCGTCACTCGATACTGTTGTACTCACGACTCCGACAAAAGCTCTCGGAAGAATACAACAACGCATCGGCAGGGTCATGCGACCACATCCTCAGAAGAAAAATCCGATTGTTATTGATTGTGTCGACGATAATGGAGCAATGCGTGGACTCGCTCGAAAACGACAAAAACTCTATACAAAAGTCGGGTGCCTCTAAAATGATTGATGTGTTGAAACGACTTCCAAACGGATGGTCAATGATCGAAACTCACGACGGCTACGTAATAAAAGATGAGGACGATGAATTCGTATGCAAAGCTGACACCGCTCAACGATTGAATCAGATATTGGACAATGAGTTCGAGTTGGCACAGATGTACGCAAGCATGATGTATGTGCTCAAAGCATCTGAACCGGCGGAATGTTAGTAGCTTCGTCTACGAAGACCAGCCCAATCCCTGACGGTGACCTTCCTTTTAGTGAAGTCTTCAACGGCAAGGGCCAGACGCAAAGAGGGTATCGACCTGCCAGATTCTAAGTCTCGCAAGTAGGGAACTGAAATGCTGAGACCGGTCTGCATAAGTGTCTCATTGATCCACTTGCAGAACCCAAATCGGCTGTTGAATGCAGGTTGACTCTCTCGATACGATCGAATGTCCATAAAAAATCCAGTCAGAAAATGTCCGATTGAGGTGATGTAAATATCATCACATCGTGATACTCTACAGTCAAGCAAAGGAACAGACTACTAATGAACGATAATCTACCAACTATAGGCAGCAGCAGTGTAGGAGCAATCTTGGGACTTTCTCCATGGAGCAGTCCATGGGACGTATGGTCAAGATCACATGGGCTTACTGAAAGCTCGTCATCAGCAGCCACACAGAGAGGTCACATTCTCGAACCAGCCATTGGGGCACACTATGCTCACCTTAACAACGTCATGATCAAGAAGGGTCCAGAATACGAGGCCGAGCCATTGATTGGTCCTGAGTCATGGATGCATGCTCGACCCGACTTTTTCGTAGATTCTGAACAGGGAAAGTGGTTGCTGGAAATTAAATCTACCCGCAAGTTCGATCATAAGTGGGGCGTCTCAGGTGGCAACGGCGTGCCGCCATACTATGCTGCTCAGTGCATTTGGCAGATGGCAGTAACGAATGATGACCGATGTGACTTGGCCGCTTTCGCTACAATGAACGACGAGTACCGATCCTTCATCATACATCGAGATTCCGATGTTGAAAGCAAGATGATTGACTATGTCAGGGAATGGTATGACCGTCATATCCGAGGCGGAACACCTCCAGAAATCGATGGCTCAACCTCTTGCTCTCGTTCACTGGCTAAATTGTTCGAGCAAGAATCAAAAGAGTTTATCGAGCCATCAGAATCGCATCTCGATCTTGCACAACAGTTACGACAAGTACGAGCGCAATGCGCCGAGCTTGATGATAAAAAAAGAATGCTCGAAAATAAAATCAAAGAAGAAATAGGCACCGCGTATGGTATCAGTGGTGTAGCGACGTGGTCTCAGAGCAAGCCACGTAGTCGATTCGATCGGGCTTCATTCGAGTCTGATCACCCAGAACTGGCCAAGAGTTACATCAAGCTTGGCGAACCAACAAGAACATTCAGATTTCAATACACAGGAGAATCCAAATGAGCAACGCACTTCACCCAGCACATCACTTTCGCAACGTCGTAGAGTCCAAAGCATCTGACTTCCTCCAAGCAATGGCAGGTACGGAAGAAGGTGCAAAGGCAGCAGGACGAGTCGCACTGGCATTCCGTCAGGCTGCTCAGACCAATGACCGTTTGTATGGTTGTGACCCGGCATCGGTAGCGCAAGCGGTTGCCTTGTCAGCAATGACGGGACTCATGCCCGGTGGCCCATTGCCAGACGTATACCTTTTGCCTCGTGGCAAGAGTCTGCAATGGCAAGTATCGCACCGGGGGTTTTCAAAACTCGCTGCTCGCAGTGGCGTTCGCCTCCGCACCAAAGCGGTGTTCGAAAGCGATACCTTTCATGTCATCGAAGGTACAGAACCGAAACTCGACCATGTGCCTGACCTTTCCGCCGAGCAGTCATGGGACACACTGGTCGCAGTGTATGTAGTCGCGCACTACAAAGATGGAAGCAAAGACTTCGTTGTTATTCGAAAAGCTGACATCGAAAAGCGTAGGGCAAATTCAGATGCTTACAAGCGCAATGCAAAACAATCTCCATGGGGTCAATGGCCAATCGAAATGGCTCTCAAGACTGGACTTCGATATGCGTTTGCTCGCGGCATCGTGGCCATGGATGATACAACGACGAGTGCATATGAACACGATGGTATTCAGGATGCACCTTCTGAAGACATCAAAGTTGTTGATATGAACGAAGTACCAGAGATGAATACTATGAATGTGTTGTCGGATCAGTTGGATGAACTTGTTCAACAAAATGATAAAGAAGAAACACTTTTAGAAGACTAAGGAGAATCATGGGCCGTGATTACAAAAAAGAGTACAGGGATTATCACAGTAAGCCCAAACAAAAAAAAAGGCGCGCTGGTAGAAACTTTGCCCGTCGCCTCATGGCCGCGATGAACCGAGTTGAAAAAGGTGACGGTAAAGACGTACACCATAAAGATGGAAACCCTGAGAACAACTCGAAGAAAAATTTGAGAGTTGAAAGTAAAAAAACCAATCGTTCACGTAAGTAAAGGAGAACGTAATGAGTCTATTTGAAGAAGCGAAGCAAGCTAAAAATCCATTCGGTGAGCGAGCAAAAGCAACTAATAATGAAAATGAAAACCCAACAATTAATCAAACATCACTGTTGATGCGTGTAGTGAATGAAGTCTTTTCTGAGCAGAAACTGGATGAAGTTCATGCATCAAATTGTGATGGCTTTAGGACACGATTGGCAGATTCTTCTTGGCCACTTCACAATCTTCAAGGGAAGGTAACGGAACCTACTTGGGCGAATATGCTCAATGCTACAATCGCAGGAATGGCTAAAACTATTCGCAATAGTCAGCCAAATGGTGATTGGAAGATTATCGAATTCGAAACCAAGATTGATCACGACACTGCAAATGTTGAAAGACTTTATGTCGTAGTCAAGTTTGTTGACGTAGATAACAACGTTGACCTTAGTTACAATAACGGGGCACCCGTGACGACAACAGTAAATGTCCAAAACAGTCCTATTCCAACAGAAATTGTAGAAGCATTGACTAGTCGCCAAACCGATGATTCTCGACTCGCTGGACTGATCGAGCAACTCGTTGTCGCAATCGCAGACAAAACCACAACAACGACAACGATCAACTCAGAAGCAGAGCCTGAGCCAGTTGTTTTCAACGACTAAATACGATGCCGTTGTACCAATACGTTTGTGAAGACTGTGGTGCAAAGAAAGAAATACTGCAAGCATTTGGGGATCCAAGCCCCACTTGCTTGCAGTGTCTCTCTGAAATGACACGAAAAATAAGCGCAACTAATTTTTCGCTGAAAGGTTCTGGTTGGGCCAAAGACAACTACGGATTGAAAAATGGCAAAGGTGATTGAACTTTTTAGGCGTTGTTGTATTGAGTGTGGACACATTTGGTTCGGAGAACTGAACTGTCCAGAGTGTCAAGGCGTAGGCGAACCAATCACCCCATAGCTTGGAGATAGCGTGGCTGATCATTCTTTAGATGACATTGTACACTCGATTCAATCAGCAGTTATAGCAGCGACGGATATCGCTGAGCGTCATGAACTTGACTCAATCACCAATCAAGAGTTCTGGGAGTTGAAACTCGATGAACAGGGTGAACCGATTACAGATGACGACGGAAGACACATATATGCACCTCGCATGGTCGTCATGGAAATCCCAACATGGGAAGATGGAGCACTGGTACAAAAAAGAGTTCCGGTCCCCCTCCAATCGCTCACCACTGGTCAAAGCTTGCGTGTCGATACGCTTGAAGTTGAGATGTCTGTTGAAATATCTGGGCTTACGGCGGACAAGAAAAAAGGCAAGCTAATGGTTCGGCCATGCGCCAATACGCCATCATGGTTTAAAAAAGAAAACAATGCTGCTAAACTCAAGCTGATCTTCAAGGGCAGTGAGCCCCCAGAAGGTTACGCAAGAATCGATGACCAGCTAATAAAGCTGATTCCGTAGGAGTAAACAGTGGCAGATCAACTCGTAAAGATGTCGGACCAGTTCGGTGGTCTCCCAATGGATCAACTGATTGGTGGTCCACTCAAGGCCGCCTGTAGCGCCCAGACGTTGCTTGCCAAGGCTTCCAGCGACTTCATCAAGGACGTTGGGCTGAACACAGACGCAAGCGGTAATATGGCCGCACGCACAGTCGATTTCAGCTTCAACCGCCCTACGACGGGTGCTGACGGCACCGCATCGATGGAGAAGGTGGACCTTCAAGTGCCACTTCTCGCCATCATCAACACACCAAGCTTGTCGGTCAAAGAGGCTGAAGTTCGATTCACGATGGAGGTTAAGTCTTCCACATCGAGCAAGACAACCTCGGACAGCAAAGCCGATCTGACTGCTAAAGCAAAGTACAACGCTGGATTGTTTAGCTGCGAGGTTACAGTTCATGGGTCTGTCGCCAACCACAGCGAGAACACCCGCGCATCTGACAATAGCGCAAAGTACGACGTTAAGGTGGTCGCAAGGGACGATGGTCCGCCCGAAGGACTTATGAAGGTTCTCGATATGTTGAACGACGCGATTGCACCGTCGCCGACTCCAGCATCATCAGGCAAGAAATAAAGTCCACCTGACCCCCCACCCACATCGTCTGTTCCCATCTCGGGGCATGAGTATGGGCGATTCCTACCGGGTGGGGGGATCAGGCTTAATTTTTTGGAACTTCAACAATCTCGATGTCGACCATGCCTTCTTCTGTGCAGTCTATGACGTTGAACGAGATGTCGGATGGTAAGTCACTAACCTGAGACAAAAAGTTGAACGTGGCTGCGCGGAGACGGACGATGGACTCTTCATCATCACATTTAGGTGCAATGGTCACAACGGTAGTAGGTATAAGTTCCGGTTCAGGCTCAACCACTTCTTCTGGTTCAGGTATTGGTTCGGGCTCTGGTTCCGGCACAACTTCAACAGGTGTTGTCTTGGGCGCCTTCTGCTTAACCTCTCTCTCCACAGCAAAGCTGATACCCGCAGGGAGTATCACCAGAGTCCCAAAGAATACGAGCGCAGCTACAATCATTTCTGGTCTGTGATCTCAAACAACTCATCTATGCGTTTCTTCATGCGCTTGATCTGACGCTCGACATCTTCACCGTCAAAGTCTGCGGAGATCATCGATGTCTTCTTTTGCACTGCGCTCAGCTTTGACTTGACCTCGTCCAACTCAGCTTGCATCTTTTGATTTGCTGCTTGGCATGGTGGAGGCTGTTGACCGTCCATACCTTGTGACTGTGCTTCAATCTTAAGCTTCTGCATTTCTTGTTCATGCTTCTGCTCAGCGCGATCACGGTAATAGCTCCAAGCCTTCGAACCGCCTGCAACAGCCATTCCAGCCAACGCAATCGCCACCATAGGGGCATAGTCGCCTCCAAGTGACTTGGCCGCGTCAGCAGCCGCTGTGATGTCTTGAGACACACCCACGGATTCCACAAGCTCTGGCACGGAAGGAGCAGCCACAGTCTCAACAGCCGCAGGTACGGGCTCAGGAACAGGATCAGGCGCCTTAGCTGGTACAGGGGCAGGCTTAGGTGCTTCTTGTTTCGTTTCGTTTGCCACGGGCTTTGTCTCCTCTTTAACAGGCGTTTCATCGTAAATTCGAATGGGTGATCCCACATCGAGCTTACAGTCAGACCCTTCTTGTACAACACATTCCATTACAACCTACTTGTCTCGATCCAATATACGGTCAAGCTTCGCTACAATGTCGTTGTGAACCTTGGTTCTCGTAATCAGAAAGTCTTTAGACTGTGTGTCCTCACGATCCCTGTACTCTTTAATTACGTCGTCGTATCGTTCTCTCATCTTCTCTGATCGTTCAGAGTATTCTTTGCGTATAGTGTCGACTTGTTCTTGAAACCCACTGACGAGTTTATCGAGACGCTTCTGCATCATTACGAATTGATACAGCAAGAAAGCCGCGAATACTCCGAGGTGGCCGTCTGCTAACAGCGAGTCGACCAACGCTTCCATCAGTCAGAGCCTTTCTCATTTTCGAGAATCAAAGTGTATGAAAAGGCGTTGCCCCAGTTTTCACGAGCTTTGCCGCAAATAACCATGAACTCATCGAAGTCTGACTCGTTTGCGAAGACTTGGCATCCTGCGGACCACCGATCGATTTGAGTCGAGTGAGCACCGGCCTTGTGGATGTTGATTCCATAAAAGCCTTCAGTGATTGTGTCAGGGTCACAGTCAATGATCTCATCACGGTTGTCGTCACGATATACCTTTACGGTCCCGTTTCGCTGACACAGAGCGTAATACTTGCCTTGGTGCTTATCAATCTTCCACACGCTTCGATACTGACCGGGGACCAACACTGCGGTGCCGTTGACATTGGTGGGGTTCTCAAGCCAATACTTGCCCGGCTCCGTTGTGCAGGGCCAAGACTTTTGAATCCAATCACCATCCTCATCCTTGTACACGCAGTGAATCGTGTCATCAAATCGGTTGGCTTGGTGGTCCGCGCTACGAATGCCAATAATGTTTAGGTTGTACTGACCACTCTCAAATACAGTGTGTCCGAGAGATGCCGCGTAATCAAGAATCTCAGGTCTCATTTCAGTTACCACTACTACAGTTGGCGTTCGTTGCTTGGCAGATTTGTGCGATATTGACCGCTTGGCGTTGTTGAATATCCAACATTTTCTGAACAATATCTTCCATCTTATCAAGACGCTTCTCAATACCTTCGATCTTAACATCTACAACCTCTTGTTTTCCGAGGCTTGATTCGACCGTAGACAACCGATCACTCAACTCCTCGACCTCTTGTGCCGAAGACTCAAATGATGCAAACGATACCCCAGCCGCAAAAATTATTGTGATGCCGGGGACTGCGAAGTCTTTGAGTTCCATGGCAACTCCAACTACTGTGGCTCAGTACAACTATAAGTACTCAACAGTTGGTCCGTCAACTTGGCGGGCTCACATCGTTGCCGATCTGTTTCACCTGTGCGAATACACAACGCCCACATGCATTGCATCGACATAGGATCACCACCAATTTCTTTGATGCACGG